AGCGCGCGGTCGTTTCCAGTGAGTTGTGCCCCATAAGCTCCTGCAACGTCCGCAGATCCACCACGCGCACCAGCCGGGTGGCAAACGTGTGTCGCAGCCGGTGCGCACTGATCTCCAGATCCTCATCGCGCAACCGTCGTTCAAAAAGCTGACCGAGCGTTTTATGCGAGAGCTTCTCACCACCGCGCACACTACACACCACCGGACCGCGACGATCCTGCTTCGGCGTTCGTTCCAGTTCCGCCGCCAACCTTGGGTGAATTGGCAGCGCCCGATCCTTACCGCCCTTGCCGCCCCGCACGATGAGCGACCCATCGGGCAAATCAACATCCCGCCAATCCAGATCGACAACCTCGGCCCGACGCAAACCGGCGTAGAGCATCAACAAAACGATGCGCCGGTCGCGAAGGAGCAGGCGCGCCGCCACGCGGTCCAGCGTCGGCGTTGTCCGGGTCAGCCAGCGGTCGAGACGCGCAAGCTCATCGCTGCTCAAGGCGCGCGGCAACGGCTGTGTTTTGCGCGGCCAGCGGAATTGCGCGGTCGGATCGTCACTCCGCAGGCCGACACTGATACACCAGGTCGCATAGCTGCGCACAACCGTCAAGGTTTTTCGCAGCGTTGACGAGCTCAGATGCGCGCGCTCGGCCTGATAGAGCGCCAGCCGCGCAGCATCCAGATCCGCTACGGTCGCGTCCTCGCCCAGCCAGGCGACGATGCGTCGCATTTCGCGCCGGTAGGTATCGACTGCGCGCGGTCGCAGTTTTTGACCTGCAAGCCAGGCCAGCCATTGGTCTGCCGTTTTTGAGATCGATGGAGATACCGTCAGTGCAACGGCGACCGCTGCCGTTTTCGTCTTCTCTTCTTTGGGCATACTCGCACTCCAATGTTGGCTACCTCCAGGCCCTCGCCTGGGAACAGTCGAGTATGCCCCAACGTGGGGCGACATATGCGCCCCGGCAGTTACGGCACGAATGTACGACCTGATGTGTCATCAGGTCTCACAAGGAGTATCACGATGTCTCTTTCTAGTATAGACCAGCACCATTACTTTGTGACCAATCCCGCAACCCGGGAAGCATTTACGGCGGCGGGTGCTGCTGGCGCACTGCTTCTGCTGGAGCATCTCGCCCTGTGGGATGAGCCGTTTCGCCTGAATCGGACCCAGGCGTATGCCCTGGGTACCGTCACGCTGGGGGCATGTTTTACCTGGTGGGCATTGCGCGCGCGGATGCCCAGCGCGGCGGTGGCCTGGTGGCTCATCGCCGCGCTGGGCGGCACGCCGGTCATGGTCGCATATTGGGTCCGCTGGGTGCTGGGTTGCCTGGACGGACGGGCACTGCATGCCGGTCAGGTAGCCGGTAAGGATGTAACACACAATGGGCACAACGCACGAGCAACGACGCGATATTGAGGATATGGAAAACCTTGCCGCCGTGCTCCACACGGCGGATGAGGTGCTCCGCCTGCTGGCACTTCACACGCGGAGGCGGCATCTCCTGGATGAGATTGCCCACGCCCGCGCTTCAATCCAAAGAGGCCAAGAGATTGTCTGGCGGCAGCGGGAGCAGTTGCATAAAGATGCAGGGGGATAAATGATGCCTGAATACACGAGTGGAGGACCGTCATGGACGGAGGAATAATTCGCGTACGCCGTAGCCGGAAATGGGCGGCGGTCAACATCACCGGCGCAGAAGACGTTGACCTGAGTTGGGAGGCACGCGGGGTGCTCTGGTATCTCCTGGTCAAACCCGACGACTGGCAGGTCTGGTTTGCTGATCTCCTGAACAAGGGACCATCAGGCCGGGACAAACTACGCCGAATTTTCCGCGAGTTAATAGCGGCTGGATATATGCGCCGGTACCGCGTTCATCGCGGAGAGGACGGCCGCTTTGTATGGGTGACTGAAGTGTATGAAGAACCCCAGGAAGCAACCGGGTTTTCAGGCGATGGTGATGACGATATTCCCGATGAAGATGAGGAGGAAGGGCCCCTACCATCGACGGGTTTTCAGGCGATGGAGGAGGTACCATCGACGGGTTTACCATCGACGGGTTTACCGGCGATGGGTTTACCGTCGACGGTAAACCCGTCGATATACCATGATCCAACCAACCATGATCCAACCAACCATGATCCAACCCACCACCCCCGCACTGGTGGGGGTGGGTTGGATCATTCTGAAAAATCCACTCCTACCGAAACCGAGCACTATTTGCTTGAGCAGGGGTTTCACCCCGCATCGGCCCGGGCCTTCCGCGAATATCCGCTACCGGCAGTTCGGGCAGACTATGAGCGCCGCACGGCTGGCGGGTCCGGTCCCGGCGCGATTGTCCAGGCGTGGCGAGCGTGCCCGCCACATCTGGCAGGTCCGCCCCGCAAACGGCAGCCCTCGGACACCATCCGATTTGCCGGGCATATCACCGAGGAGGTGCGCACCAGGTGGCTGGATCTCTGTGCGCAGCATCCCGCACATACGGCGCAGATTGCGGCGGAATTCCTCCAGCGCTATCCGGTGCCAGCGCAGATGGAGGTGGCATGATGGAGAAACCCATTCCGTTCGATATCACAGCGGAACGTGCAGTCCTGGGGTCCATCCTGCTGGAACGCGAGGCGATCGTGGCGATTGCGGATGTGCTGCATCCGCACGCCTTTTTCCTGGAGAAGCACGCCTGGATCTACCAGGCCATGCTGACTTGCTATGCCCGGCGCGTGCCCCCCGATCTGGCAACGGTGGCCGACGAGTTGCGGCGGCATGATCGGCTGGAGCCCATCGGGGGCATTGCTGTCCTGGGCGAACTGGCTGCCGAAGTCCCCACAGCGGTGCATGTCGAGTATTATGCGCAGATCGTGGCCCGCACCGCGACCCTGCGGCGGCTGATTGCCGCCGGCGGGGAGATCGCGGCGCTGGGCTACTGCGAAGATCAGGATCTGGATGCGACGCTCCAGCAGGCCGAGGCGACCCTGCTGACCGCGTTGACCGACCAGCAAGCCACAGATTTTCATGGCATGGGGGCGGTCTGCCAGGAGTATTTTGCCTGGCTGGAAGCCCTGGATGCCGAGGGCGACCGGGGATTGCTGACCGGCTTTCTCGATCTGGACGATCTGCTGCGCGGGTTGCAGCCGGGGAACCTGGTGGTGCTGGGCGGGCGACCAGGCAACGGCAAGACCTCGTTCGCGCTCTCCCTGGCCTACACGCTGGGCGTGCAGCGCGGCCACCCTATCGGCATCGTCTCGCTGGAGATGGGGCGGCAGGAACTGCTCGGTCGCCTGCTGGCGATGCACACCGGGCTGGACACGCGCACTTGCCGGGCACGACCCACTGACCGCACGCGCCAGCGGCTGCTCGATGCGCTGGGCGTGCTCAGTGCGGCACCCATCCACATTGAGGATACCGCAGCCATGAGCATCGGCACCATCCGCAGCAAGGCCCGCCGGTTGCGCATGCGGCAACCGCTCGATCTGCTGATTGTGGACTATCTCCAGTTAGCCACGGGTGATCATCTGCGGCGGAACGGCAATCGCACCCAGGAGGTGGACGAGATCTCACGCGGGTTGAAGGCACTGGCACGCGAGTTGGGCTGTCCGGTGCTGGCGCTGGCGCAGCTCTCCCGCGCCGTCGAGGGCCGCGCCAGTCATGTGCCGACCCTGGCGGATCTGCGCGAGTCCGGCCAGATTGAGGCGGATGCGGATGTGGTCTGTTTTATCTATCGGGAGGAGGTGTACGACAAGGAAACGGATAAACGCGGGATCGCGGAGATCCATGTCGCAAAACATCGCAATGGGCCGCTGGGGATGGTGCCGCTGCGCTTTGAGGCGTGTACCACCCGGTTGCGAAATCTGGAGGTGCTTCGGGTGCCGGAGGGACACTAAAAGACCGGGCTGCTAACGACAGCCCGGTCAATCTGGAGGAGGTCAGGTGGTATATGCGTCATCCCCTGCCTCTTTCCCATTCTACCACGAAAGGGAGGCAGCAGCGTGAACACAATGAAAGTTACCACAAGTATCGAAATACCTTCCGAAAAATATACGGAGTTCGCGGAGGGCTACGCCGATTTGATCGAGCAACTTTTTGCGGACCGTCCGATGATCCCGCCATTCGAGATGCGAGAGCCGATGAGCCGACAGCACTGGCTGGAAGCGAAGGATGAAATTCTCGCATCCATGGGCGCGGAGACACCTATGGAGCGGGCGCTGCGCGGGGGCGGCCTGGAACTGGTCGCATCAGGGCCGTTGGGGGAGCGCCGCGATGAGAGTTGACTATCTCGATTTCCTCTCCCGCCGCCGACCGTCTGCGCCAACGGCCGGGATTGACATAGTTCCCGATGACCTGCACCCATCGCTGTTTCCGTTCCAGCGAGAGGCTACTCGACTGGCGTTGCAGCGCGGACGCGCGGCATTATTCGAGGATACCGGCCTGGGGAAATCGCGCCAGATCCTGGAGTGGATGCGCATCATCACCCAGGCAACCGGACGCAAGGCACTGCTGCTTACGCCGCTGGCAGTGGCGCACCAGTTTGTCGAGACGGAGGCCCCGGCGCTGGGACTGACGTTGACCTATGCCCGCTCCCAGTCGGATGCGGATGCCGCCGGGGAACTTGTGGTCACGAACTACGAGATGGCAGCGAAGTTCGACCCGACGCGCTTTGTCGCCGTGGCACTCGACGAGGCCGACATTATCAGTAACTACGTCGGCAAGACCAGTCGGCTACTCACGGAGATGTTTCGGGACACGCCGTATCGCCTGGTGGCAACCGCTACTCCGGCCCCGAATGACTTGATTGAACTGGGGCGCTATAGCCAGTTCCTGGGGATTATGGACAGCGGCGAGATGCTCACGCGCTACTTTATCCGGGATAGCCAGTCCGCCGCCTCGCTCCGGTTGCGGCACTGGGCCGCTGCGGGGCCGTTCTGGGACTGGCTGGTCTCGTGGGCGCTCTGCCTGGGTCTGCCGTCCGACCTGGGGCCAGATTACGATGATAGCGGCTACCTGCTGCCGCCACTGACGATTGAACAACATATGGTCAATGTCGACTACAGCGCAGCCCTGGAACAGGGCCAGTTGTTTCCCGATTCCGTCCACAGCGCCACCGGCATCTGGAAGGTCAAAAAGGAGACGCTGGATGCTCGCTGCGAGTTGACTGCCGCGCTCGTGGCGCGCAAGATCGATACGCCGTGGGTGGTCTGGTGCGAGACCGATGATGAGAGCCGGCTGCTGGCCCGGCTCATTCCCGACGCGGTCGAAGTGCGCGGCTCGCACAAGCCGGAAGAGAAGGAGCGCCGGTTGCGGGCATTCTCGGAAGGCCGCGAGCGCATCATCATCACCAAGCCAAAGATCGCGGGGATGGGCCTGAACTGGCAGCACTGTGCCGATATGGTCTATTGCTCGCCTACGTTCAGTTTCAAATACTTTTACCAGGGACTGCGGCGTATCTATCGGTTTCGGCAGGAGCGGCCGGTGACCTGTCACGTTGTGATTGCCGAAACCGAGGAAAACGTGATTGCAGCGGTCGAACGGAAGCAGCGGCAACATCGCCAGATCCACGAACAGGCCCGCGCGGCCATGCGCCGGCGACGGGAACTCGGTGACGACTGGCGCATCACAACCGGGGAACTTCGACCTATCCAGGTTCCGGCCTGGCTGCGAAAGGTGGCATGAAGGGTCAGGCTATGGCTGCCGTCGCGCGGCCATAGCCTCTTGCAGTAGTACCAGGATCTCGGCGTTGAGCGACCGCGCATCCTGCTTTGCCAGCGTCACAAGCTGCTCGTGCAGCGTGGTCGGAATACGGATCGTGACCTTCTTCTCGTCGGCATCGGCTTTCGTCTTCGGCATGTCCCCTCCGTGATGACTATGCCGTCATTATAGCGGCATCTTGAAGGCACCGCAACGGCGTGCTATAATGACGGCATAGTAACGGCATTATAGCGGCACGGTGAAGGTATGCCCCCTCGAATGGATCGCCCGTCGCGCGAGTGGATGGAGCAGAAGTATGTCACCGAGGGCCTCGATTGCACTCAACTGGCGGAACTGCTCGGCATCAACTCCAAAACCGTCTGGAAGTGGCTGCGTGCCTACGGCATACAGACGCGCCCGCGCGGGTCGAATGAGGCAGTGCTTTTTAAGAAAGGCCAGCACAACGGCTTCAACGGTTCGATGCTTTCCGAGGAGTCGCGGCGCAAGATTGCCGAAGCCCACAAGCGCAACGGACATGTACCGTATCTGAAGGACGGCAAGCCGTGGATGAAGGGCCGCAAGGGGGAATTGTCAACCAACTGGAAAGGTGGTATCACTCCAGAGCGGCAAGCGGTCTACGACTCACGCGAATGGAAAGAAGCTGTCAAGGCCGTATGGAAGCGTGACAACGCAACCTGTCAGCGATGCGGCAAGCGGCACAATATTTTTACGAACCGTGGCACTTTTGATATTCATCACATCGTAAGTTTCGAGGTCGCAGAGCTTCGATGCGAAGTGAGCAACCTTGTTCTTCTGTGCGAGGAATGTCATTACTGGGTTCACAGCAACGCCAACACTCAGAAGGAGTTTCTAGGATGACAGGTCAATGCTTTGAAAGCGCAATAGGCCAGAACTATGCGCTGTACCACGGCGATTGCGTTCTTGTACTTCCTGGTTTACCAGACAATAGTATCGGCCTATCCATCTCTTCATGGCCATTTTCAGATCAATACAGTTATTCGCCGTCGCCACACGACTTTGGGAACTGCGACGGCGATACGGATTTCTTTCAGCAGATGACCTATCTGCTTTCGGAGTTGTATCGCGTGACGATACCCGGTCGTTTTGCGATTGTGCATTGCAAGGATCGCATTATCTACGGCAGCCGCAACAACGGCTACCGGCACATTGAGCCATTCAGTGACAAGGTGACGGCTGCGATGCGTGCGGCGGACTGGCTATTCTTCGGGCGCATTACCGTGGCGACTGACCCGGTGAGGGAAAACAACCAGACCAACAATCTGCCCTACTCCGAACTCTTGAAGGACGCCTCACGCTTTGGGGTCGGCATGCCCGAGTATTTACTGCTGTTCCGCAAGCCGCACACCGCCACGGCGGAGGGTGGGCAGTGGTCGGATGAGCGGGTCACAATGGATAGCGATGCCTACACGCTCCCGCGCTGGCAACTGGATGCCAACTCGTTCTGGCGGAGCGACGGGGAGCGACTGCCCTGGGAAGACGGTGGCTATAACTACCAACGCCACGTTGCCTACCTGGAAGACCTGGATCGCAAGGTGCTGCTGGGCCGGTCGCATGGCCAGTCGGTCCCCACCGATAACCCCTGGGTCTGGTGGGATATCAGCCGGATCAAGGTGTTGAATGGACGCCTGGCCAAAGAGAACGAAGACGAGAAACACATCTGCCCGCTTCAACTTGACTTGATCGAACGCTGCATCACCCGATGGAGCAACCCCGGCGATACGGTGTTGGATTACTTTGCCGGTATCGGCAGCGTGCCCTGGGTAGCGCTACAGATGAACCGGCGCGGCGCGGGGATTGAGTTGAAGCGCAGCTACTACGAGGTAGCACGTCGCTACCTCCAGGATTTGGAGTTTCAGCAGGCGCAGCCGACGCTGTTTGATCTGGCCGAGGCGCTATGAGCGATACCGAGAGCAGCGCAAAGTCCAACAGTATAGTTGTGAGAGGTGTAATGATGCGCTTCTACCTCGGAAGTGCTGAGGAAATACGGGCGTTGCGGGCAACGTTGCGAACGCAACGGCGTGACGACAGGATACCGCAGCAGGACGCGGAACCATTACGCAACGATGCTACCTCGCGCAACGTTACGCAATCAGTTGCGCAACGGGTACGCGAGGCCTGGGAGGTTGATCGTGCGTTCAACCAGTCGGCACTGGCGCGGAACCTGGGGGTCCATAAATCCACGGTGAACCGGATTGTCAGGCAGTTGACCCAGGAGGACGGCAATGATTGACCCGCGAGATCGCGCCGTCCAGATACTCACGGTCTACTTCCGTCGCCTGGTTGAGGCGACGGGACATAGCTGGACCGAACGGAACGACCGACATATGTCGGAGTTGGCCGACTGCCTGATTGATGCGGCCTGTGAGCCGGACCCGCAGATCTTGGCAGGGTTTGCCGCAGAACTGGATCGGCCGTACACCGGCACGACGATCCGGCAGACGCGCCCGCTGACGCCGGATGACGACCCGCACTACCAGGCGTGGCTCCGGCAGCGGAACGCGAACGGAGGGCAACATGGACCAGGGTGATATGTTTGCAGCAGAGTTGCCCCATCCGGGTGAATACCCAATCCCACCCGGGGCGCGCCAATCGTCTGGGCACGGACGGAGCAGGGACGGGCTATCCCGCTGGCGCTGTCCACAGCGCGGGACTGCGCCGGTCGGCGGGTAGCAATGAATCATTTCGTGGACTGCCCCCAGGGAAGAAAATGGAGGAGACGATGAGCGGGAAATACGCACAGAAAACGAGCGTCAACAAAGATGCGTCACTCGCGGAGATCGAACGCACGCTGACGCGCTACGGTGCCACCGGGTTTCTCTATGGTTGGTCAGGGACGGATGCGATGGTCGGGTTTGTGCTGCGCAACCGCCAGTTTCGTTTGATCATCCCGATGCCAGATCGGAACAGTCGGGAGTTTCTCAGGACACCGAAGCAGGGCCGATTACGGTCAAAGACGGCAGCACAGGAGGCGTATGACCAGGCGGTGCGTCAGCGCTGGCGTGCATTGGCGCTCTACGTCAAAGCCGTGCTGGAAGCGGTCGAGGCAGGTATTCTTAGCTTTGAGGATGCATTTCTGGCGTATACCGCCCTGCCGGGTGGCCCCACAGTGGGACAGTGGATGCAGCCACAGTTGGAACGCACGTTGGAGCAGGGACAGATGCCGCCCCTGCTGCCGCTACCACAGGAGTAACCGATGATTGCCCTTGATATCGAGACGTTGGACTTCTTTTCGGATGACCGCATCAAGCGACTGCCACGGCCCATACAACTGTTGGCGATGCGGTTCGGTTGTGCGTACACGCTGGATATGGACACCGGGGCATGGACTGGCTACTGGCCCGAAGATCCCGGCCTGCCCACTGAACAGGATGTGGTGAGCGGCCCGACCGCACTGCCGTGCCTGTGGCAGCACCTCATCAATCAGACCATTGTCGGCTGGAACCTGTTCGAGTTCGACATCCCGTACCTGATGCTTCATCTGAACCGGCACTGCGACAACGACGGCGATCCCTGGCTGGACCCGATGCGCATTATTGACCTGATGGCAGTTTTGAAAACCGCCTCAAAACCATTCGGGAAAGAGCGCTGGTACAAGTTGGATGTGATCGCAGCGACCAATCTGGGGCGCGGAAAATTGGGGAATGGGCAACAGGCGGCAACGTGGTTGCAATCAGGCGATCCGGCGCTGCTGCGCCAGGCGGCGGCGTATTGCCGGGAAGATGTACAACTGACGGCAGATCTGTTCCAGACTGCGCAAACGACCGGGCTGCTCTGCCCGGCACGACCGGAACGCAGTGAGGTCGGAGATCTGCGGGTGTGGCTCAATACCGACGGCGACCTGGTGGACTGTCGGCGGGAAGAGTAATTTTGCGCACAGATACTGCACACTGGTGTATAATCGACAGAGAGACCGGGCAGCGCGGCAACGCTCCCGGCGTGGCCACTGCGTATGTGCTATGCCGTGCGCCCTGGTCCAGGGAGAGCAAAGATGAGTGTACGTTCAAGGCCATTGCCCAGGCAATCATCAGATCGCGGAGCAGCTATCGCCACTGGCGGCATGCTGTTGCTCTTTGGTGTTCCGCTCTGGCTTGTCGGTTCCCGCTATACACTTGACGGCTGGCTGACCGCGCTAGGTTGGCTACTGGCCTGGTTGGGTATACCGGTTACTATACCGGATATGCGATGGGGCTTTTTCATCGGAGGAATGGCGCTGCTTGGGCTTGGATATTCCTACGTTGAAATCCGTAGGCGTCCGGGGCCACAAACGGACGCACTTCTGTGGGCGATATGGCTTGTAGTTATCGCGACCGATGTCGGCAGTACATTCTTTGGGTTTCGCGGCGAGCAGACCAGCGAATGGCCGTTGATGGCATGGATGGCAGAGACGTGGCCGGTTGCAGCGGTGGTCGCCGCTGTGTTGACGTTTCTGCCGGAGTGGTTTATCACCGGCGGGTGGAAGCACCTGCGCGGATAGAAAGCGAGACGTGACATGGAAAACGTAACCCCGGCGATGCTGTTCCAACTGTTGTTTACCGTCTTGATTATCGCAATCATTGCGCGGTGGTGGGAAAACATACAGGCGTGGGGGTTGCGTCTTATGTCGCGTTATCAAGGTCCAGGCGATGCACCGGAAGAGGTTCAGGATGAGGACATTACGGCGGTTCTGAACGAACCGAACGAACCGGCGAACGGTGGTTCCGGCGCGTTCAGACGCGGA